TCCTACAAATATCCCGATAATTCCAGCGGGTACAGAAGTTGTAACTGCCGCTTTCTCTATCGTTCCAGAACTAACTACTTTGACGAAATCGCCATAAAAAATCGCTGTATCGTAAGCACTTGCAATCTTGATGTGCCGAACTTTTCCTGTATAAGAGCCGCTCGCACTAAGAGTGTTTACTGGTTCAGCGCCCATTGGGGTTGCTGTGGTAGCCATAATTGGCCTCCTTATAAATAAAACTAACCCCCCGCAACAGGAGCTTAGCTTTTACCAAAGGTTGTTCTCGTATTCCTTTCCGGTTTCATCATGGGCATACGAGGGTCATTTTCACGCATAAAGTTATGATCCACAGATTCCATTTGATCCTGTGCCACTTTTTGAAAGTGTCTGGTTCTGGATGCCATCTGCTCTGTAGGAGCTTTACATAGAAGCAATCCACCAAAATGCACATTACCTTCGAACCTGGAACCGACATCAGACATTATCTGTAGCTCTGGATGATCTTCAACTTTACAAGGTTCCCATCCCTCTCTAAAAGATCTTGAGACATTAGTATTGTCTGCCTGTCCAAGAATATCGGTTCTTACCCACCTAAAATCCCAACCATCCTGCGGCTTGGGGTTAGGCAAGATTGATGCTGGTATCCAGTCATCAGATGCACGATATTGCTCGTTCTCTCGCGTTTCGTTTTCTCTAGGGGCGCGCTCTTCTGCCATTATTGACTCCTCATTTAATCATTTCGGCGTGTCGGGCATACTGTTCATTGGTTAACCCAAGTCGCTTAGCGAGTGCTACTTGAGTGGCGGTCAGCCGTACTTTGCGCGGTTTAGCACCATTATTCCTTGCGGAAGGTGCCACCACCGTCGAGGGCTGACTGGTCGTCACGGTCGCGTCACCGCCATGTGTGTCGCTTTTATCCGGCCAGTCAAAATCTGGGTGTGATCTTCTCATTCCTTGATCTATGTGATCAAAATACTGTGTAGAGTTTACATTGATCCCGAGATCAACCGCTTCTTCGTGCAACCCATAGGCTGTAGCGGTCATCACTTTCTTGTCTGGAGCCATAAACCATTCATTAGAATCGCCCCACTCTTTAGCCTCTTGGGTTAACTGAATCTGAGGCTGTTGTGCGGCAACATTCTGTGCAGCTTGCAATGCAACATTCTGAGGATTGGGCTGCTGCTGCGGTCTTTGGTTCTGAGACAGGTTATTTTCATAACGATGAATATCATTTAGTTCACTTTGGACTTTAACCATCTGCTCTTGAGCTGCGACAACGGCATCCGTGTCTCCTTCCTCAAAAGCTTTCTTGTATCCATCCCTTGTCTGTTCAAGTGTGGTTTCAGCTCTTTGCTTAATCTGACTAACCAAAGCGTTTTCACCACGAGATATCAAAGATTCCTGCTCTTGCACCTTGCCGGATAGCTGCTGGGCTATCCTTATAGCTTCGTCACGAGTTCTTTGAGCTTCTTCTTTTCTACGCCTTTCTTCGTGATAATCGAACTTAAGACCTTTCAGTCTCTTCTGGACGTTGCCATCATATTTACCAAGCTCTTCATCAGATAACTCTTCAGGCTCATCCTGTCTAGGAGGTCTCCTATCTTTTTTGGGCCTGTCATCAATGATTTCAAACTCATATTCCGATGACTCAGATTTTTGCTCTTCTGCCTTTTTCCCTTTTTCAAAAGTTGTTTTAACTCCGAAAAACTTATCTTCAGCAGTTGATGTCTCTTCAGTTTCCTGAACTAATTGATTTTCACTCATGCTTTTACAATCCCCCTTGGGTCTTCCACAACAGCTTCGACACTATCATCGTTGATAAAACGAAACTCTTGGCCGTGAACCTTAAACCTGGTTCCAGAGTAAGACCTCATGATGATCCAATCTCCTTCTTTGCAGTAAGGCCCACTGGGGAATCGTTGAGGATCTTTGTAGGAATCCGGCCCTATTTTAAGAACCATTCCAATTATCGATCCTATCTCTTCGTCCTGAAGGGTTTTGTTTGCCTTCAGTATGCCGCCATCAAATTCCTTATCAGGCTCTGGCAGTGCGATCAATATTTTATATCCTGTCGGATGTGGGAGTTGACTCGCATTCCGAGCATCATCTGCCTCGGTATCAATCTGAGCAGCTTCGCTCATATTATCTCCTTGCATTGGGTAGCGCCCAAAGTCGTTGCACTAGGAAAACGCCTAGAGTCGTCGCACTAGGAAAAACGCCTAGAGTCGTTATTGCCCCTTCTCGTAACGGGCTTTTGCATCCAGGATCTCACGCTCAGCTTGAGCGAGACCCTGTATGATTCCACAACATTTGGAATAGTCTGCAAAGTCTTTGCATGAACCGTTGCTTAAGTGCTCGGTCATACTATCCATCTGTTCTTTAATATTTGACCGCAAATAATCAAATATGTCCAGTTCTTTTATTTCTTGTCTCCCATTGTTTCTTTGGCAATCTCAATGCCCATCTTCGCTCCAGCGATCTGTTCTTCAGAAGCGATCTTAGCAGACTCAAGTTCTTCTTTGGTATTGGTTTCAGCTATCTTTGCACCAATCTCTGCGGTTTTAATCTTAGCATCCTGCTCAAGCTTTCTGTTATCAAAATCAGTTTTAGTTTCAAGCTTCTGCATATCAAGCTGTATTTTAGCCATCTCAGCCTGGGCTTTTCTTTGAACGTCCTGTTCCTTGATTTTAAGCTCTTGCATCTGCATTTGAATAACCGGATCTTTCAACTGCTCTTCAGCTTGCTTCATCTGCTGTTCTTTCTGAGACTTTCCTGACAATTGCGCGGCAGCAGGGGCTACAAGTCTTGAAATTCTAAACTCAATATCATCCGGCAGATCCTCGTCTGGGGTAGGCAATTCAACGCCAAGCTCTTTCTCAATCTCCATTCGATACTGGAACGCCAAGTGTTCCTGAACATGAGCAGCCATCTCTGCAATTGCTTTTTGCGCGTTAGGACTCTTACCCATGATCTCCATTACCTGAGGATCTTGGCTTAATGCCATATGAGTTTGTATGTGGGCCTCGTGATCCTGATAAATAAATGCCTTAACAGGCTTGCCGTTAATGATATCCATGTTTTCACTAACCGGATCAGTCGGCTTCATATCGTTTTCAGTCGGCACTATCTGGTCTGCGTCCTGAATACCTAGTACATCCAGCATTTGACGGTGCAATAACGGCATATCGTACATTTCTGGTGCCTGTGCAGCTAACTGTAATGCCGCCTGATACTGCATAATACGCTGAGACATGGTTCCAGCGTTGGGATCACTGACTGGAATAATGTCTATCCTCTCATCAAAGTCCTCAGAAACAATTGGATCTTTTTCTTCAAGGTATGGGTACTGTTCTGGCCCAAAATCACGCACACAATTGCTTAAAAGACGCAATTCTATCCGCATGGAAGCGTGTAAACGGGCCTGAATCGCGCTCATTACCTTCATTGAACGCTCTAATATGGCTAATGTGGTGCCAACAGGGGCTTCTGCGTTCATATCCGCTGCTTTTACGTCAGCGGCAGAGGCAAATCTACGTCCTTCCTCAACGATATCGCCTAACAACTGGTATAATACGTTGCTTGGCTCTTTATATGGGAGAAAGCTGATGTTATCCCTGATTGCACCGCCAGGAACGTCCACATCTCGGAACTCCCCAGGCATAATCGGGGTGTCATCACCCTTGATTCGCAGACCTCTAGCCTTCAAACCCCCTGGTAAATTGGATAATGTACCCGCATCGACCAGTTGTCTAAGCAGTGAGGTGGCTGATTTAGCCAATCCACCGATCATATGGATCAATCCGAAGCCATAAAACCCTAATCCAGGGATATATTGGTAGTGAACGAAGTGTTCTCGCTTGGTTTTAAGAGGATCACCCTCGTACCAGTTACGCCTAATCGATAAAATCTCACGAGATCCCTGATCAATCGACACAACATAGGGTAGTTGTATGCCTGTAGGCTCGCCATTATCAACGTCTTCAAAGCCTACAAGATCAAGATTAACGTGGATCTCAAGGATTGTGTGCCTTGAATCGTATTCATAGCTGGTGTTATCGCCGGTGAGGGTGTTGTATTTCTCTTCAACACGATCCACATTGGGAGCAGCAGGTTGTATCTCGACATCTTTATAGAAACCAGAGACCTGAAGCTTCCTGACATCATTAGGGCTGCGCTTCATAATATGAGTGGATCTTTCACAGGTAGTCAGGTCAGAGGCCCCATAGCTCACCACAAAGTCCTCTGAGGGGACAAACATACTACAAGGTCTTCCCATAGTGGGATCGTAATAAACCTTTCTGAAGGCGCTTCCAGCAAGCGGTAGAGAAAACAGCATCTTTTCTGTCTCTGACCGATACTCAGTCATCTGCTCTGTTAACAGATAATTAAGATAATCCTGAACCCTGTGAGCCTGTTTCTCCTTTTCTTCTGTCATCTTCCCAACGATTGAGGTCTTTACAGGGCCTCCCGCTGGGAATATCTCTTGTATTGCCTGAGACTGAAACTTGATTACCGACTCAGCTAACAATGGATGAAATACACCACAAGCCCCATCCCAGGGGGTTGTTCGGTCTTCGTGCTTTAAACCAAGGAGATCAAGCCCATCAACATAGGATCTTTCCCAGTCTGATCTGCTTTCCTTATCGGATTGAAACAGACCAATTAATTCCGAGGCAATACTATGAAGATCGCCCTCCTCAATAACCTCTGCAAGGTTTGCGTCGTGAGGCAACCTGCCCAACCCATGTAGGGTCGATGCGTCTGGATCAAAATCAAGTATTACACCCCCGTCCTCGGTTTCAATTGATACCGACTCAGGGTTTTCAATTTCTATCTCCAGATTACCGCCTTCGGATTCAGGCGACGAATAACCTAGCGGGCTTCCCCCAAATGACTTATCTATAGCCATCTAACCATTCTTTCTAAATATTTGGGGTCTGGCGGCACCAGATCCTCTTGCAATAGTTTCTGGCGGTATAGGCGCTCCACTGGAAACAAACACCTTTCCACCCTTCTTGTAGCCTTTTTTGACCTTGGTCTTTGCCGGTTTAGTGCTTTTGCTATCGTAGTAACTTGGCATATATTTATCCTCTTGGTACAGCCTCGTAAAAATTCTTTTCCCAGTCCCTGATCCGCTTAATATAACCCTTGAAATAAGGAAGATATCTTGCAGTTCCTAAACAGATCCGGTTTATCCATCTTAGCGGAAAGGGTAGTGGCCGCATAAAATCCATAAACAATACCGTTCTTTCCTCGTCGGTCATGTTAACAGCTATATGCTCGTAGGTGTCATCAAAGACAACAACCTTCCCTTCCTGCCATTTATATTCTTTTCCATTCACAACCAGTGTGCATCCGGTTCCATCAGACTCTGGCACCTTTAAAGCAAGATGAATCCTTAATATACCAGACCAAGGGCCGCAATGCGGCATTAACATCTTGTTCGGGCCAAGTACGGAAAGATATGCCGATACAATGTTTTTATCAGCATCAATCAGTTTCATTGTTTCCGGCATCTGGTCACAGTTATTTTCAAACCTGACGTTGACAGATTTCAGGAAAAACAGCCTCCACTTGTCATCGTTCGATATATAGAGCTGATCGTCGCTAACCTTATGAAACACAGCAAAATCATTAGTTCGCTTGTCGATCTCTTCAAATTCTTTTTTGATAATCCCGTAGTTCTCTTCCAGAACCTTTGCTATATGAAAGTCCTGGTTGTTAAAAAACTCACTATCTCCAAAAACAGAAAACCTTCTAAAGACTTTTTCCAGAATTCTGTTGGCAAGATAGCTACTAACTTTATCTTGGTTTTGCTGTTCCATCCATTCTGACTCTGCCGCCAGCTTTCATGCTACGGTGCCTTTTTTCATGGGCAGCGGTACTTGTATTTTTTTTGTTGTGCCTTTCTTCATGGGCAGCAGTTGTTGTTGGCGTTCTTTCCACCTCGGTATACGCTGGTCTAGCCTTTTCAACCTTGACTGTCCCGCGTCTACTCTGTTTTGTTCTCCCAGCGGCCTTTCTTTCTGAGGCTGTTAGCGATTCAGGGTCTAGAGACTTAGAGGCATCACCCCTCTCACGATCCAGCTTTGTGCCTTTTAAGCCGCTCGTAGGCTTTCTTTTTGCCGCTTCTTTTTCTTCTCGAAGCTTCATTAGTCTAAAGTAAGCGGGTTTTTTATTGTCAGCCATAACAGTCCTAGTAATAGTTTGCTTTCCTCTGGTAAAAAGGCTCGTCCTCTTCATCAGAGTTTAGTTTTAAAAAGCCTCCCTGCCTGAACCT